GGCTGCGAACGGTCGCCACTTCTTCGGCACCTTCGCTGCCTCAGTTATCACATCTGAGAACGCGCCCTTGTGTGGCTTCTTCATGTTGATCTCTTGTGTGTACAGGGTGTGATGATCGGGGCCACCGCCCATCACTGCTGCCATTACCAATGCTTCTATCATTCGTCCTCTTCGGGGTAGCGGTCGATGAAGGCTGGGTCTGGTGCGAAACCAGCGAGCGTGTGGTCACTCGTCCCCAACTTGTCTGTGCCCTCCTCGTCCTCCACTTCAGAGGAGAGGGATAGGTGAACGTCGAGCGTCCAGCCCAAGGCATCCAGAGTGAAGCGCATTTCCTTAGATCACCCTGCGTAGACTTGGTGGAACCCACCTTTTACTTGACTTCTTTGATGCCCTTCTCGTTGGCATTGACCGATGACCAGTCAACGCCTCAATGAAACGCATCGCTTCTATGTACGTCATTCCCTCCCTATCCATGACTATCTGTGCAGCAGTCCCGCCTGACCCGCAGGCGTGACAGAACCAGACACCCTTCGCTCTGTTGATGGAGGCTGATGCGTGAGTGTCGTCGTGGCTCGGACACTTGTAGGCACGCTCTCCATACCCAGGCTCGGGTAGTTCGTAGTGATCGAGAACAGCGATCAGGTCTTCCTCCTGACTCATCCAATCTGTCCCCATCTCAATAGGCTGATGAACTGATCGACCGTCATCGTGATGCGCCCCTCACCTGGCCCCACCTGTCGTGACTTGGTGGCTACTACGCCGAGGCTGGGCCGGTCATACTTGAGTTCATAGTTGCTGGCTTCGATGTCAGCCTGACGCAGGAACTCCTTCATCTGATCCCACACCTTGCGAACGTTCTTTGCCTCAACCACGATGTCGAAGTCAGCGCCTTCGATGACTACATCACCCATGTCTTTGCTGCCTGCGCGTGGCATACGCCGCGCCTTCATGCCGCTGACATTCAGGTGCTCTTCGAGGTCACGCTCCCACTGAGATCCCTTGCGTTTGTTTGCCGAACTCATGACTGTGACCGTCCTCTCGAACTCAGCCCTCTTGCTTTCAACTCATCTCGAATCTCCTGGTTGCGACGAGCGTTGCGCTCTAGCCGACGCTCATTGACAGCCCTTTTGTTCGCGTCGTACTTCTCAACGTCGTTGTCGATCTTTGCTATTAGCCGACTGATGAGGAAGGGCCGCTCGACGTAGGTTTTCTTCATGTACTTGGGGAGAAGACCTTCCCTCTCCCACTGAGTCATGCCACCCCACACACCAAACTCTTCTTGGTCATCGAACGATGCGGTCAAGCAGTCGTACTGCACAGGACACTGCACGCAGATCCTCACCGCATCCCACTGCTGCCCTTGGTAGTCGGGGAACCAAACCTCGGGATCAACCTGGCGGCATGTTGCTTCTTCTACCCAGTCCATTCACGCCTCTTCTTTGCTGTCTCAAGTTCTTGCAGTGAGTTGAACAGCGACATGGATTCGGGATCGACATACACGGTGACTGGATCTTCAGCAGAAGGATCAGCCTTGCCGTCCCTGTTCTTCACGGCTGCTATGTGGTAGCGAGGGCCATCCATAGCGATAGTCAGAATCACTTCCGGCAACGCATTGACCTTGCCCATCGTCGCCTTCATCGGCGCTGGGTACGTTGGGTTGCCTTGCGATTCGGAAGTGTGGTGCAGCACAAGCACTGCACTCAGCGTGTCTCTCGCTAGGGTGTGAAGGGCACGAAGCCCATCACGAAGCCCAGTCCACTCGTTGTCGTGCATGGATTGGATGTTCGACAAGTTATCCACGACGATCAGTTCGGGACACCGCCCATACATCTCGATCCAGGCGTAGCACTCCTCGTAAATGTCATCGAGTGTCGGCGCAGGATTGGTCTGTATCCGCAGGCGATCCGATAATTCCCACAGGCTGTCAACCATCGCCGGATCTTCGTCATCAAACGAGCGCATCTTCTTGACGTTCGACACTGTTTCTTTCATGTGAACGGCGAGCGAGCGATTGACGATGGTTCCCTCGTCGGAGTCAGCACTGAAGTACAAGCACTCGACACCGCTGGTGATTGCGTACCACAAGGCGGCAAGCGTCTTGCCTCGACCAGGCTGACCGGCGAGAACATGCAGTTGTCCACGCCGGAACGAGATACCGGCCTCGTGAACAAGCGGTAGGAACGGAGGCAGTTCCTCGCCTGCCTCCGACCTACTGCAAACAACCTGAAGAAGACTTCTCATAACTAGACAGGCAACTGCGGAAGGTCGCTGGTGTCGTAGTTATCAGCAGTCCACTGCTTCCACTGAGACTTAGCCTCCGGCCCACGGATCTTTCCGCTGGCTACATCAGGGGTGACCCATTGTGTGTACATCTTCCCTGAGTTCTGGGCGCGTGACCACTTCAAGACTGCCTTCTCACCGGCATCGGTAAGCGGAGCGTTTGATCGGTCGTAAATGAACCAAGTGTTGTCGAACTTCTTGTCAACACGACCGTCGTACTTGTCGTCGCTGGCGACTACACCAGCATCCTTGAGGTTCTGCGTGGCCTGCTCAACTGTCGGTGCTGCTGGCGCTATCCCAGCGTCACCTTCAATGCGAGCCTTGATCCGAAGCATCGCCTCGTATGAGGAGATGAACTCCGCTTCCGTGTCACCACGCGCAGTCAGCAGGTCGGTGCCCCTGACCTTCGTTGTGTACGACAACAGTCTCTCGTTGGCGCTCATTTCTTACCTTTCATTTGTAGTGGGTATTCATCTGACAAAAATCCATTGGCTGCTTGGCAGTAGTCGCGCACGCCGCACCAGCCGCAGTGCATGTCCACGTTCGGTGCGAACATGCCGAGGTCTATCTGCGCGTTGACCGACCCGAACCAGCCGTCGAAGAAGTCCTCATCCCAGGGAGTGAGGTCGATCCGGTCGCCGATCTCTCCCTTGCGCGTCATGTAGTACGCGCCACGGTCAATCTCCAAGCCGGTCGTTCGCTTGATACCGGCTCGATACAGGGCTAACTGCAACGCAGAGTGCGGAGTGTTCTTACCTGTCTTGAAGTCAACGATCCAATGCTGATCTCGCTCGTCTTGGAACACCCCATCGACGAACATCTTGATCGGCACGCCACCGAACTGAGTCTCAACACTCCACTCGATACCTGGCCTGTCGTCGGGCATGGTCGCCACGCGCCAACCCGACTCCTTGTACCACTTGACGTAATCCTCGATCTGCCTCAGACCCTCGTTCATCCAGAAGTCAACGTCTTCACCGTCAGGCAGAGCCTTCGTCTTACGACCACCGACCTTGAACTCTGAGACTGGGTAGCCGCTGTCGGCCTCAGCCTTCGCTAGTTCGGAGCGGAACTCGCCGCTCCACATCTCACTAAGTTGCGTCACTTGTCTCTCCAATGTGGTCGATTTCTGTCGGCAAGGTCACGGGGTAGTCGCAGGCGACGCACTTGACGTAGTGCAGGTCGCGGGTCAGGTACCAAGAGATCTGCCCCTGCTCGTCGAAGCGAACGTGAGTGACGAACGTGTCACCCAGACAGTTGGGGCAGTACCTCGAAGGGCGTGCGTAGGTGCTAGATCCTTGCATCACCCTGCACCTGCTCCAAATAAAAACCCTTGTTGAGTTGCTCGATCACAGAATGGACAGCAGATCCAGCGCATAGGTACACGGCTGGCTTGCGATCCACCTGCTCAACCTTCTCCAAGTACCACTGGTGCTGGCACCGGAGCCAGGTCGTGACCTGACTGTGTGACAGGTGTGTTGGTCGTTCAGCCAAGGGGTGCCTCCACTTGTATGTAGTCCCAATCATCGCAGCCTTCGGCGCTCAGGCCGTCGCAATTCCCTTGCTCAGTCACGAGGGAGAATCCCATGCGAGCAGCAAGGTTGAGTTCATCTTTGACTTCTTCTTGATCCGTGTACCACGGGTACAGGACGAGGACATGCGAGCAGTCCTCAGACAGGTACATCCTGGTCATGCTTTTCTCCCCCAATATCCGTGCATAGAGAACAGTATGCACGACGAAAGCCGAACGCAAGTGCTTTCATCAATGTCGGCGTGTCGCAGAAGATTGATACAACTCCTGCACTAATCTGACGGAGCCAGAAATGGTGGGGGCGAAACCTCAAATGACGATAGACGGCATAGCCGGATCGAGGTTTGCTTCCCTGTCCTGCCACGAATTTTGTCGTGGGGGGTAGGGGGGCATTTCCTAAAATCAGATTCCGGCATGGAGCGGCGACATCAGGAGCCGCGACTAGGAAGCATGGTCAAGCGGTTCGGGTATCCGAACCAGGCCATCCTTATCCCTTCGTGCTACATAGTGGAACCCTGCCACTGAGTTGATGTCGTAATGAACGCACAGATTCTTCTCATCGAGTTCTGCTTTCCAGCGTTCATACCTGCCCTTGGCCTTGTCATCTACCGGCAGGTTCTTGCTCAGCCGTGCTCCGATGCGGAGCATCTGCAACTGGTATGCCGTGTTGTGATCCACGGCGATCCGACCCCAAGGTATGAAATCGTCGTACCTGATCCGGTCGGTCAAGCCCATCCGAGACAGGCCGGAACTAACTGTGGACAAGGAAACAGTCTCTCCCGTGTCCTCGAAAATCTTTTCCACTATCTGCCGGTGTGTCATCCCAGCATCCAACATTTTTTCTAGTTCGTTCTTCGGGGGTAACTTCCTGTACTGACCCATGTGCCAATCACCGTCCTGTGTCACCACGCGAACACCTTGCGTGTGCCGGGTCTGATACACATCATGCACTAATGAGAGCGTATGTCAAACACCTGTCCCTCCTAGTGGAACTGTGGATAACCCCGTGACGCACTAGCCTGCAAGGGGGGCACATCACCCTGCGTTATCCACAACCTGCAATCAGGTTGCGGTTAGGGTGACATCAGGAGTAGCATGAGGGACATGACACCTACACTGCTCGAAGCGCGAAGAGACTTCATCGAATGGCGATACAGCCAGGGCTACTCGCCCAAGACAGTCGAGAACGATACGTCATCCCTGAAACATCTTGCAACAGTGGTCGGCTGGAACCGACCAGTCAATGACATCCACGGCGGTCACATCCAAGAGGTGCTGGACGCACGCAGGATCTCAGCCAGCACAGCCAACCTCCGGCGAGCCTGCTTCAGTAAGTTCTTCAAGTATTGCCGCGCCATGAAGATGGTGAACCCCGACTTCGACCCACTCATCAACACCAGAAAGAGACCCACGCCCAAGAAGGAGCGGAAACGTGTCCACCCGAGCGACGTAAACACCCTCATAAACGGCTCTGAGAGCCAAATAGAGAGGATTATCCTGGCACTTGGACTGAACCTCCTGCTCAGGATTTCTGAGGTCTTAGATTTGCGCGTAGGGGATGTGGATTTAGAGTCCAAAAGAGTCAACGTCAGGATCTTCAAGACCGGAGATGTGGACTCCATGCCCATGATGTTCGAGTTGGAGCAGGAACTCCGGCGACACCTGATCTGGCTCACCAGCCAGGTCGGGGAACTCAAGCCCGACTACCACCTAGTTCCCGGCACCAACGGGCACGGAACCTACATCCCAACCAAGCCAGTCCGACGACCAGCAGACATCATCAAGAAGGGACTCACCCGCATCGGGTGGGAAGATGTGCGCGGTGAAGGGGGACACACCCTGCGTCGGACAGGTGCCCGACTACTACTCATGCGCCTCGAAGACGAGGGAGTGGACAGATCCATGCGGATTGTCCAATACTTACTGCACCACAAGAACATGGCGCAGACGGAGCACTACCTCGGGATCACCGTAGATCGGCAGTACCGTGACAGAGTGCTCACCGGCATGAAGTTCTACAGCGAAGAAGACAACGTGATCCACCTGAGAAGGGCAGAGTAATGAAAGTAACCAGCCTCGCCTGCGACAAGTGCGGAACACACGAAGACTCAAGTCCAGTCAAGGAATGGTCAGCGCGGCGAGGGACAACACACTACCTGGGAGAACTCTGCGAAGACTGCTTCACCGAACTCATCAACCTTTTCCGACCCTCCACCAAAGGTGGGGGACGGCACATCATCGAAGAAACAAAGTTGACAGACATCCAGAAGAAGGCATAAAAAAAGAAGGGACGCACAAAGCGTCCCCACTCTTTCTACCAGATGCTCAAACTCATCAAGC